GTGATTTACGTACTATCACAAAAGACAAGTTTATAAAATATGAGTTGGAGGAACAACATGCCGCCTAGAAATCATAAAAATTGGCTGAAACAACCAAAGGTAGAATATGTTAGTAGTGAGATTTACTCATCTTATGAACTTTTTGAACAAGAACAAGAAATGATCTTTTCTAAAGTTTGGGTTCCTATGTGTCATATTAGTGAGATGAGAAACAAAGGTGACTATCGAACTATTCAGATTGCAGGTAAACGAGTTATTGCAATCAATATTGATGGCGAAAATGTTCAAGCATATTACAATACCAACGATATTGACTTTCGTAAACCGGCTGGAACTATTTCATACGATGGTTGGGCGACTACTGAAAACCCACTACACTGTGAAGTAAAATATGGACAGATGGTTTGGGTAACACTGAATCCAGATCCTATGCCACTTGATGCTTGGTTAGGCGGTGCGTTTGATTGTATTATTGACGCTATCGATACTGAAGAGCTAGAAGTATTTCACTATCATAAAGCAATCATAGATACTAATTATAAATTGTGGCATGATACAAATAGTGAATTCTATCATGATTTTATGCACTACTTCAACCGTGTGTCAGGATTTAATGATGAATACTTTGCTAGAAAGAATATACCTTTTGATAATGGTCATGTTAATGTTAGCAGTTTTACTGTTAATTATGAAGAATATGATGGCTTTGAAGATAGGGGAGAACTATCGTTCCCCAACCTACCACCAAACCAGTGGTACATGGTTGACCTCTTCCCAGGGTATAACTTCAATCTTCGTGGTAGTGCCTATAGATCCGACATTGTAACTCCTATTGGTCCAAACAAGGTTCTAATTGAATTTCGTGGTTACGGATTGAAAAAGGATACACCAGAAGAGAGAGCAAGTCGAATCAAAGCACATAACACAATCTGGGGTCCGTTTGGTCGTAATTTACATGAAGATCTAATCGGTGTTGCAGGTCAAGGAACTACTATGAGAGAAGGCACAGAGCGTCGTAATATTCTACACGGTAGACATGAAAATAGTACTATACATGACGAGGTAGGAATGAGACATTACTACGCTGAGTGGGGTAAGTTCATGGAGATGAGTCCTTCAAATCCAGTTTACGAAATGGCAGCAGAATGAAACGCGGAACTAAATCAACTCGTGAATATATAAAAGCACGTATCCCACAATTGATGGATGATATGAACAAAGCAACTGATCCTTATGATAAGCAGTGGTATAATCGTATTATTCAAGAACTAACTTGGGCATACGAAATGCAATCAGAAAATAAAACCAATTGTTACATGGAACAAACTCATGTAGGTGCGATTGGTGGAAAAGAGATTTGGAGTTAACATGGATAAATGTACTTGCGAAAAGTGTGGGTGTGATTGTCACTGCAACTGGGATTCTTGTGATTGCGGTTGTGATGTGTGTGATTGCGGAACTACTAAGTCTGAGAAAGACATTCCTTCAACATTTGTAAATCCTAATACTTAAAATGCCCACTAATAAAACAGTCAAATTTCACTTGATCAAAGCTTTTCCTGATCAAATTACTTTGCCTCCTCTAGCATCTAAAAAACTTATGCCGCAGTGGTTTAAGAATATACCACAATTCGTTAAGCATAATGACGATGAGATACAATCTGTAAAAAAATGTATTCCTTTTTTAGATGCTATGACAGCTGGATGGACACTGTTAACACATGTTGATGTCATAATTGAACAAAAAGAAGATGGTGAAGTTACTTTACCTTATATAGATGATAAACATAAAGAACTAATAAATATTCATAAACCTATTGAAGTTCATCCTTCTGCTCAAGTAAAAGGATCAGCTTTTGAGAATATGACTATTTTAAAATATATGAGTCCTTGGATTATTGAAACTCCCAAAGATTATTCTATGTTATTTTTGCCTATGATTAATCAACTTGAGAGTCCTGTAATTCCTTTGGTTGGTTTGGTAGATTCGGATGAGTATACGAACGTAATCAATTTTCCGTTTATACATGTTGAGCTACAACGTGGTGGGAAAGTATTCATGCCTGCTGGAACTCCCATATGTCAGATGATTCCTGTCAAACGTGACAACTGGTCATCAAAAATAACTGTGTTGGACAAACAAGAATTAAAAAAAGCTAAAAAGCAAAGAGAAGTAATGAGCGAAGATAGAACTGATTATTACGCTCGTAAACTACATAAGAGGAAAGGATTTAACTAATGAATCTACAAGAATTACGAATAGAACTTGAACGAGATGAGGGAGTCAAATATGAGATTTACCTTGATCATCTAGGTTTACCAACCTTTGGTATTGGACATTTGATTAGAACAGATGATCCTGAATATGGTCAGCCTGTGGGAACACCTGTTACTGAAGAACGGGTTGAAGCCGCTTTTCAATCTGACATGGAGATTGTTATCAAAGATTGTCATAATCTTTATGATGACTTTGAAGAACTACCAGAAACTGCAAAACGTGTCATAGCTAATATGTGTTTTAATCTTGGATACCCACGCTTATCTAAATTCAAGGGTATGAAGCGTGGAGTTGATGCCCGTGATTGGAATGCAGCAGCAGATGAAATGGTTGACTCACGCTGGTATCGTCAGGTAACAAAACGTGCAGACCGTTTGGTTGAGCGTATGAGGGGTTTAGCCTAGTAAAAAAAGCAAACAAAATTAAAATAAGTTTGCACACTTACTGATTTTTTACTATAATTTATTAATTTGAGCGCAGGTTTTAAATCTGCGCGTCTTTTTATATAAAGAAAGGTAATAAAAATGACGCAACTTATTTCCCCCACTAAATTTACTCACACTGTTGGCCTTTTAAGGTCATTTTTTTTGGACAAAGGTTTTAAGGAAGTACACACTCAAAATAGACTTTCTATCTTAGCAGCTTGTGAAGATCCTTTTAACGTAGCTACTTACAACTATGCTGGTCAAGTTTGGCCTCTTCCTCAAACTGGTCAAATGTGGTTAGAACATGAACTATTATCCCAGCCCAATGAAAAGGGCTTTTTTTGTGTCTCAACTTCATATAGACAAGAACCAAATGCTATTCCAGGTAGGCATGATATTATCTTCCCAATGTTTGAATTTGAGATGCCCGGCGATATTGTAGACTTGAAAAAGATGGAGTATGAACTCGTAGACTATCTAGGTTTTGATCGTCCAATTGAAAAGACCTATGAAGCATGGCAAAAGCATTATAAGGTTGACGGTGAACTTGAAGCTGAACATGAGATTGCTATGTATAATGACTTTAGCACTGCGATGATTACAGACTTCCCAGAATTTACTTCTCCATTCTGGAACATGAGCAGATATGAAGATGGAGTGCATTCAAAAAAGATTGATGTAATCTTAGGTGGTATGGAAACTATTGGATCAGCTGAACGTTCATGTGATGTAGAAATGATGAGAGATACATTTCATACAATTACAAATGGCGAATACAGTGAATTACTGTACAAGTTGTTTTCTAAGGAACGTGTAGAAGCAGAACTTGAAAAGTTCTTGGAATTCGACTTCTTCCCAAGAGTAGGTGGAGGAATTGGAATGACTAGAATGATCGCGGCACTAGATAAAAAATAGTGCTATCTACTCTGGGGTGGTGAAAATGGTAGACACGCACGATTGTTTCTCGTGTGCTTAATCGCGTGGAGGTTCGAGTCCTTCCCCCAGAGCCAACCAAAAGGAACTTAAAATGAAACTATTTCAAGATGGTGATTTTATTAGCCATGCAGGATTACCGTTACAATGGAAATTAGAATGTGACGCAATAAGTGACGACGAATGGCGTTGCATTGCAAAAATGATCATGGAGCATCAAACCACACCATTTAGTAAAGCTATTGGTATTCCAAGAGGCGGACTTAAAATGGCTGATGCACTAAATGAGTATGCCAGTGGTAATGAGAAAGACCTACCTTTAATATGTGATGATGTATTTACAACCGGTACTAGTATGATGGATTTTATGAAAGAAAATTTTCCCGATGCCACAGCCGCATGGGGTTTTAGATGGGTTTTATTTGCAAGAAAAAACAGTAATGTACATCCATATCATGTCAAAGCCCTGTTTACTATGCCAAATTAGTTGACATTTCTATGTTTTTATAATACTATATATAATGCTCCCGTAGCTCAGCCGGATAGAGCGTTGGTTTGCGGAACCAAAGGCCAGGAGTTCGAATCTCTTCGGGAGCGCCAAAAAGGTTGACATTTG